TGGCAGACAAGCGCGGATCACCGCGAAAACCTTTACACGCACGGCCAGCTAACGCTTGGCATTGCGTCTGACTTGTCCGTTGAGGACTGGCAGGCGGCAAACCCTGACGGCGTCACGGTCGGCGCGCCTACGGGTGTGTTTCTGGGCGAAGGCGGATCATTCCACACGGCATCCGCACCGGAGTCATCGTCGCTATCCAAGGCGCTCGAAAGCCTGCGAGAAGAAATGGCGGAACTGGGCGCGCAGATCATCACCAAAGGCGGTCAGGCACAAACGGCAGAGGCCGCACGTATCGACGCAAGCGCGGAAAGCAGCGTGTTGTCGAACGTCGTGGGTAACGCCAGCGAAGGCCTAGAGGCTTGCCTAGAGTGGGCGTGTGGGTTCATGGGCGGTGATCCCGAAAAGGTGTTCTACACTTTGAACAAGCAGTTTTTTGCAGAGCAACTCGATCCGCAGACGCGCACGGTTATGCTTTCCGAGCTGGATCGTGGCATCATTGCGGTGTCCGATTATCGCCGCAAACTACGCCAGACAGACGCGATTGATCCATCCCGCACGGATGAGGATATTGACGGCGATGTTGAGGCGGCAGGGCCAGCTTTGGGGGTTATGTGATGGACGTGTCTGCGATAAACGAGATCCTTGCCGTCGCGCTTTTGGATAACGGAGCGACCGTCGCCATTACGAATTGGGTGGCAGATGATGGCGAAGATTGCGAAAAAGCAGACGCAGTATGCGCCGTTGCCGGCCCTGACGAAGAAGGGGAATGGTACGCCATTGATTTAAGATTGTTTGATGCCGTTTCGGTGAACTGATGACAGTTAATTCTGAATTGCTCGACTCTGCAGTCCGTCATTCAATTGACCTGACCCGCTACGGCAACAGCGTCGTGCGCAAGATTATCAGCCTGTTGAACAAATCAGACGCGGACATTGTGGCAAAGCTGACAGCACTGGACGAAGATACGCTTACGGCAAAGCGGCTGGAAAAGCTACTGACTGAATTGCGTGTGATAAATCGGGACGCTTACAATCTGGTGGGAAAGGAACTAACAAAGGAACTTGCGGGGCTTGCTGACTATGAAGCGGGGTTTCAAGTTCGTTCAATCAAGTCGGCATTGCCGATTGAGATTTCGGTTATCCAGCCAACGGCGGAACAGGTTCGCGCGGCAACGATGGCACGTCCATTTCAGGGGCGTTATTTGCGGGAATGGATGAGCGGCCTAGAGGAAGCCGCAGGGGCCAAGGTCCGTGACGCAATCCGCATCGGGTTTACCGAAGGCGAAACAATCGGCCAAATGGCGCGGCGCTTACGTGGCACCAAGGCGCGGGGATACACGGACGGCGTTGTGCAGATCAGCCGCCGCAATGCCGAGGGCGTCGTTAGGACAGCGGTAAATCATACCTCGAACGTCGCCCGTCAGGAAACATACAGGCAGAACGCGGACTTGGTAAAAACATGGCGATATGTCAGCACGCTCGACGGTAGGACCAGCGCGACGTGTCGAACTCTAGACGGCCAAGTGTTTGAAATTGGGAAGGGGCCACAACCGCCCCAACATATTAATTGCCGATCGACAAGCATACCAATTACAGCGTCTTGGAAAGAACTTGGTTTTGACTTAGACGAATTACCGCCCAGTACTAGAGCCTCGATGAACGGCCAAATACCTGCGACAGAAACATACGGGGACTGGTTGAAGAAGCAGCCCGCGTCCTTCCAAGACGATGTTCTTGGCGACACGAAGGGCAAATTGTTTAGAGACGGCGGCCTTACCGTCGATAAGTTCACTGACAGCAAATATCAGGAATACACAATTTCAGAGTTGCGTAAACGTGAGGGTAGCGCTTTCGAGCGAGCCGGTCTATAAACGCTAAATGACAAAAGACGACACGCCCCAAAGGTTCCGCCTGATTGAAGGCGGCGACAAGCCCAAGGCTTACCGCGCACGTTCAAGGCGCGAGGCCAGCTTGCTAACATGCCGCGTCTGCGAATTTGATACGGGCGTGGCGTCTGCTACAACGATGGAAGTCAAACAGGGCCGCATGATACGAGAAGGCAAGCCTCAAGGCGGGTCCAAGGTTATCATCTGCGTTATGTGCCTCTCACGGGGCGTTGTGACGCGCCTCTTAGGCTAAACCACTACAACATCACCGAGCGCACCACCCTGCATCAAGCGGGGCTTTTCGCGTTCACCCACCGCGCATCGGGGCCGTGTCCCTAGCGCACCATCCCGAGGATGCCACCATGACTGAAGAAGAAAAAGCAGCCGCAGAGGCCGCAGCCAAAACCACGACATTCACCCAAGCCGATATTGACGCGGCGGTTGAGGCCGCAACGGCAGGCTTAAAGGCCAAGAACGGCGAACTGTTGAGCGAAACCAAGGCCGAGCGTGAAAAGCGCACCGCGTTGGAATTGCAACAGACAGAAGCCGACGCCGAACGCCAAAAGAAGGCCGGCGAATGGCAAGAATTGCACAACAAATCCGAGGCGGCGCTGAAAACCGAACGTGAGGCCAACGCTGCGTTTCGGGGGCAGATTGCCAAGCGCGATGTTGACGCGGCTGCGTCCGGTATTGCCAGCGAACTAACCCGCGACACCAAGCGGGCGGCGCTCATTGCAAAAGAAGTCGCGGCCTTTGCCAAATCTGGCGAGAACGGCGTGACTTACGAGATCGGCGGCGTTGCCGTTGACCGGGCCAAGATCATTGAACAGATCACGGCTGACTATCCGTTCTTAGTGGACGGCAATCAATCGCACGGCGGCGGGGCTGACGGCGGTGGCGGCGGGGCCGGTAAAGACTTGAAAGACTTGGGCGATGCCGAACGGCTTAAACTCGCCCGCGAAGGTAAACTCCGGCCTAAATAGCCATAATTTAACAGAAAGGGCTAATCATGCCTTATAATACCCTTAGCGATGTATTCGCTACAGACCGCGCCGCATCTTATGATGTCGTGCAATCGTACATGGACACTGATCCAGTAACGCAAACGCCTTTTTTCGAAAGCGGCCTTGTTGTATCCAATCCGATCATCGCTGAATTTGCGCAGTCGGGAACGGGCATTGTCGAACTGCCGTTTTGGCTGAACATCGACGCATCGGTTGAGCCGAACTACAGCAACGATGTTTACGAAGACATCGCCGTGCCACGCAAGATCGGCACGGGTTCCATGAAGGCGCGAAACTGCAACCTCAACGAAGGTTTCGGCTCGATGGACATGGTGAACGAGGTATCGGGCAAAGACCCGTTGCAGCGTATCGCCACGCGCCTTGATAACTACTGGCGTCAGGAAGCCGAGCTTCGCATTGTCGCAACACTTCGCGGCATTCTCAACGACGCTGTTGCCGCGGCAAACGGCATGGTTCACGAAGCGGCACTCGCCGACGGTATTACGTTTAACGGCCTAATCGACGCGCAGTTGACAATGGGCGATGCGTTCGGCGGAATCGGCGGCTACGTGATGAACAGTGCCGCGTTCGGTACGTTCGTCAAGGAAGGGACAGCCGTTGCTTCGCGTAACCTTGCAACAGGCGTTATGGAGCGCACACTGAACGGCCTGCCTGTCATTGTGAACGATACAGCCATGACGCTGAACGGCGCACCTGTTGTGACGCTGATTGGCGCTGGTTCGTTTGCCTATGGCATGGCTAATCCCAAGGTTCCTCTTGCATACGAGCGTGAGGAAGCGCGCGGTAATGGCGGTGGTTCTGAAACCCTTTGGACACGTCGCAACATGATCGTGCATCCGCTGGGCTACGATTTCACTAGTGCCTCGATCACAGGCAACGGCACGGAAACCACAGCGCGCGGTGCGGGCTGGACTGACCTTGCCAACGCGCTGAACTGGACCCGTGTAGCAGATCGCAAGCAGGTGCCAATCGCGTTCCTGACCGTCGCTGCAGTATAAACCAATCGGCGGGGCTAATCACGGCCCCGCCACCCCTCACATTTGGAGGCCATCATGGCAAACCATTCAAAGAACGCAGACAACTACGTCACCAAAAAAACATGGGCCGAGGCAATGGACGGCAGCGCAGGCAATACGCCAAGCGATGCTGACAAAGCCAAAGACGCAGACAAGCGCGCCAAAGACAAAGGCGAAGCAGCCAAAAACGGCGGTGGAGATAAGTAATGGCTTTTTACGGTAGCATCGCAGAGGCGGACACATATTTTGCCGAACGCGGCGATACCGTTTGGGCAGCGGCTGGCGCGGGGGATAAAACCTTCGCGCTGGTTCGCGCATCGCAATATCTGGACGCGGTTTATACATGGCCGGGACAGGTTGCGGATGTAGCGCAAGAATTAGAATGGCCCCGCACAAGCGTTTCATATCGTGGCGTGGGTATTGACGCGGCAACCGTGCCTTTGCCTATCCAGCGGGCCGCATATGAAGCCGCAGTGCGCGAATTGAACGCGCCGGGGTATCTCAATCCCGACTTTGAGTTGTCCGGGCAGATAAAAAGCAAATCCGAGGCCATCGGGCCGCTATCGGAAAGCGTTGAATACGCGGTGCCAACGGGGGCAATATCCGCCCGGCCTAAAATACTAATGATCGACGGCATGTTGCGCGGGCTGGTTCGATCCGGCGCTGGTGCTGCTAACTTCGCAGTGACACGGGCTTAATATGGCAGCCGTTGATTATGCAGCCAAGGCCGCGACAGCCAAGCGGTTGCTGGTGAAATTCGGGCAGGTTGGCGCAATCCGGCGAACCGTTAAGGTTGGCGGAGGACCAACCGATCCGACTGGCGGGACAACTGTTGATGTTGACTATCCGGCAACGCTCGTTGTGTTGCTTGTTGATGGCAAGGACGTTGATGGCACAGTGATCCGAACAGGCGACTGGTCCGTCATTATCGAGGCGATTGAGATCGAGATAACCACGGCGGATAAGATCGTCTGCACCGAGGGCACGTTGTCAATATTGGACACGGGCCGCATCGCACCGTCTGGCGTCACCGTTGTCTACGACTCGAAGGCCAGAGGGTGAGTGTCGAGGATGACTTCGTAGACCCCATTAGGGGAGACTTATTCCGGATGTTGTGTGGTGAACGCATCGGCAAAGGTACATCTCGTGAGGTTTATGAGTGCGCGTATGATCCTCGCTTCGTTGTAAAGATAGAGAGCGCACCAGGGTCATTTCAAAATGTCACGGAGTGGAATATGTGGTGGGACGCTGATAGAATCCCCCATGCCGCCGAATGGCTGGCACCGTGCGTCAAAATTTCGCCGTGCGGAATTGTATTGATTCAAAAGCGGACAAAGCCTGCGAAGAATTACCCAAAAAAGTTGCCTGAATGGCTGACTGATACGAAGCGGACAAACTACGGCATGATTGGCCGCCGCTTTGTCTGTCACGACTATGGGGTGAATACGATGCGCAATTCAGGGTTGTCTAAACATCTACGTAAAGTGGATTGGTGGGACGGCTAATGGCGAACGTCACAATCAAGCAATGGGCCGACAAGACGACCCCGAAAATGGAAACGCTGGTGCGCAAGGTGGCGCTTGATGCGTTTTCAGAAGTTATCCTGAAAACCCCAGTTGACAGCGGACGCGCCCGCGCAAGTTGGGGGGTTGGTGTCGGAACGGTGAACGCGGGGCCGACAAACGGCGCGGACAAGACAGGGCAGATCGCTATCGCGGCGGCTGCATCGGCGGCGGTGGGTATGCAAGTCGGGCAGGTCATCACGCTGGCATCGAACCTGCCGTATATTGAAAGACTTGAGTACGGATATTCCAAGCAAGCCCCCGCCGGAATGGTAAGGCTCACGGCGCAACGCTGGTCCCCCATTGTCGATAAGGCCGTAGCGCAGATCGCGAGGACATAGCATGACACCCGAATCCGCAATCCTAGCTGCACTTGTCACCCGCGCCGAAACGCTGGCCTATACGCTGGTGTATCCATCCGTCGGTACCAACGAACCGTCCGGCGAGTACGTGGAATTTCGACACATTCCCAACATCAACAACCGCAAGTTTTTATCCAACGATGCGCCATTAGATCGCATGGGGATCCTGCAACTTACGCTTTGCTCAGTTCCAGGACAGTACGAAATTACCTACGTTGAAAAGGCGGGCGGTATCGCGGCGACATTCGGACGCGGCGCATTGCCTGCCGTTGATGGCGTCACGCTGCACATCGTTAAATCAGACGTAGCGCAGGGCTTTGCAGACGGCCAACACTGGCGCGTTCCCGTGTCGGTATATTACAGAACAACCGCTTAAAGGAACTCCAACATGACAAAGAAGAAAACACCCGCTCCAGCGGCGTCTCCAGACGTGGCGAAAGCAAAGAAGCCGGAACTCACCAAGGGCGTCACGCTAACCCGCATCAAGACAGACGGCGTGTCTGCACCTTGCGCTTTGTTTGACGGCGAGGCCCCAAGAAAGGGCGAACGCCTCACGTTCAAACTCAAGAACGGAGTTACCTACACAGGCCTTGTCGCCGACGCCACCGAGGCTGACGGTAACGTGCTGGTCGAATTCAAGGACGGCATCGCGCCCGTCCCCCAGAAATAGGCTTAATCCGCCTATCCACCGCGCAACAGCGCATCCCTAAAATGAAAGGCCAATATCATGGCTACTACTGAAGGCATCGGCGGATTCCTCTCCGCCAGCGCGGCTCCGCCCGCAACATTCGACGACGTGGGCTATGCAGCCGTTACTTGGACGGAAATCGGCGAAGTAACCGAAATCCCCGAATTCGGCGCAGACCAAGCCGTCG